TGAGCCTTGACCACGGTGGCAGCGAGACCGGTGATGTCGTCCTCGACGGTCACGCTGATCGGCTCCCACGTGTGCTTGCCTGCGACGTACGCGACCGAGTTGTAGCGGTGAAGCGTCACCTCTTCGAAGGACAGGTTTGGCAGCGTGATGGTCGTGACCTGCCATGAAAGGTTCTTCGACTGCGTTCCCGAAACTGCCTGACCCATGTTGAGGAAGGTGATGCGGAACTTGTTCTTCAGCCGTGGGTGAAGGATGCCGGAACCTACTCCAGGAATCCCGAAATTCGACAGCGTAGCCATTGTGTATCTCCTATGATTGCACCAACTGCCTATTTATGGGCAGAGGCAGTTTTGGTGACGTCGGGCGTCAGGGGCTCTTCCAGAGCTGCTTGAAGGGGTCGAGCACCGTCTTGCCACGCTGGCTGATGATGGCGTCCTTGATGGCTTCGAGGGCGTCGTCGGTGAGGTCGCGGTTGCGGTCGCCACCGAGCAGGAAGAGGTGAACAGGAAGCGGCTTGTCACCTTCCATCTTCTTGAACGCCTGCACGCGGTGCCGACCTTCATGTCCCTTGACCTTTGGTAGCCCGGTCTTCGGGTTCTTCCAGTAGTCGCCAAGGTCAATCTGCAGGAAGGGGATGCCAAGCGCGTAGCCCTCTTCGACCTTCTCTACGATGCCCTCGATGGCGCCTGGGCTGGCGTCAAGTGACAGCGCAAGCGCCTCAAACTTGGAGGGGGTCACCAGAGCAACGAGCCCGTGGTAGTAGACGGACTGGTTGAACGGGACGGCACCTAGACCATCAGCGGCGGAGAAGGTCACCTTGCCTACCTTGTAGTTGCCCTCGGCGTGAGCAGGTGACCAGGCGGGTGCATCGGCTATCTTCTTGGCGTAGACCTCACGCGACTCCGTCACTTTGTCGGGCTTGCGAAACATGAGAGCCCGGCGCAGGGTGCGCCCGTCATCATCGAGCACCTTGCCGAAGTAGAAGCCGGCAACGTCCTCCTCGTAGATGGCCATTGTAGCAGGCACATACGTTCCTTCATCCTCGCTCCAGAACCTATAGTCCACGAAGGCAAACAGGGGCTCCTGCCCTCGACGTGGCTGATCGCGCGCCTCCTCGACGAAGCCTTGGTGATGGTGCCCATCATAGAAGCAGTCAAGAAGAAGCCTTGGCTTCTGGGAAGCGGCGTTGTTGATCAGCTTCACCAGAAGCGGAAGGTCAACTATCTCGGTCAGGAACTGCTTGAAGGTCTGCATGCTGCTATTTACGGCAGAGGGGACCTAAGGTCCCCTCTTGAGAAGCTCAACTGGCTTAGATGTCAGCCGACTGGTTCACAACCCTGATCGGGATGTAGATGAACTCAGCCGCCTTCGTTGGCTTGATGGCAACGTCGAGGTACATCTCGTTGCGATCGATGCGGTCAGGCGTGTTGTTCGACGCATCTGAGTAGGACGCGAAGTCGGTCAGACCTCGCTTGGCCAGGATGTCCGACATGATGCTGTCGGCTGCCGTCTTCAGGTTGTCACGCGTGATCTGGTCGTTCGGTTCGAAGACGAACGGCTCGGCACCCTTGCGCAGCGCACGACGCAGGAAGATGACCAGGCGAGCGACGTTGACGCGGTCGAGCGCGCTTGCAGCCGTGCCAGACGTCTTCTGACCCCACATCAGCAGCCCGCGGCCTGGGAAGAAGACGATCGGGTTGATGTTCTTGTCGTACTCGTACAGGATGTCGCGCTGACCTTCGTTGAGGTTGGTCTCGATGAAGGTGGTCGCACCACCAGCGGTGCCGCTGAAGTAGCCAACCTTCGACACGCCGGTCACCAGGCCGCGTGAGACACCGGCTGGAGCCGTCCACACGAACGCCACCTGGTCGCTGAAGGCGATGGTGCGGAGGGCGGTACCTGACGGAGCACCGAGCACGTTGCGGCCGTCCAGGTTGGACATGAGGCACCATGGGTAGTAGTACGCCGCGTTGTTGCTTCTGAAGCGAGCCGAGGTGAGCGCCCACTGAGCGGTCTGCTCGGGCGTGCGGTCCGCTGGCGTGTCGGCGATGACGAGAGCCTCTTCCTTGACGGCCACGCTCAGGGCGATGAGCTCGTCAACGACCTCTGGGTAGCCTGGGCACAGCAGCAGGTTGAACTCGTAGAGCGGCGAGCGCACCTCGGTGTTGCTGTTGATGGCTGCCTGGAGAGCCGTCGTGATGGCGACGCGGCGGGCCGCGTCGTTGGCACCGAGAGGGTTGGTGATGGTGATGGTCGTCGGAACAACGGTGAACTCGTCACCAACACCGAAGGGTGTTGAACCCGCAACGATGGTGAAGTTGATGCGGTTGTTGTCGTACGGCGAGCCAACGACACCTGAACCAGAAGGACCGGATACCGTGCCGAAGACGTTGAAGGCGGTTGCTGAGGTGAAGGTGATGGTGACGGTCTCGTCGATGGCGAGGGTGTCAGGCACCAGGTTGTCAACGCGGCCGTTGCCGACGTTGCCGACGTCAGGAGTTGCTTCATACACCAGCTGGAAGGTGAAGCGGTCGCCGACTGAGAAGGGAACCAGGCCGTTGGAGATGGTGAGGCCAACCACGGTTGAGGTGAAGGCGGCACCCACGGCACCGGCGCCAATGTAGCCCGAGAGCTCACCAGTCACCGCGAAGGTAGTCGGCGTCTGGAAGGTCACCGTGATGAGCTGTGGCTCGACCGCTGGACCCGCGCCGGAGATGCCGGTGATGGAGCCGTTGCCGATGCCGTTGAACACGATGGAGCCTGGCTGTAGGGCGGGGGTGCCAAGGCTGACGAACGTGCGCGGCTCGTCGGACAGGTTGATGTCAGCGCGTACGACGTAGGCGCGGTTGCCAACGTCCAGGAACTGATGGAGTGCAAGCAGGCCATACTCATTGCGGGCATCGCCGTGAAACTCGTTGCCAGAGATGTCGTTGCGGAAGTTTGGAACGCCGTAGAGCTCAAGGGCCTGCGTGCGCGACGTTACGGTGCGAACGATGTTGGACTCGAGCGTGCCTGCTGCTGGCGTCACGCCGTTTGGCTGCGTCTTGCCGGCGCGAGTTGCAACGAAGAACAGCGGCACGGTAGGTGCCGAGGACGGGATGAAGAAGCTCTCGTTGACTACGCTTACGCTTACGCCTGGGGAAACCAGTGTTGCCATGTTTTTTCTCCTAGGAAGGTAGTCGTTTTTGACTACTCTGGTTGATCACAGGAGTATTTATGGGCAAGGCTGGTTTTGTCTCCGGTGGGAGAGGTCTTTCAAGGCAACGGCTCGGGCTCTCTCGGCACCGGCCCTTGAGGTTCCGGCATGAAGTGGTTGTCATCGGTTTCGGGCACCGTCGTGTCGAGGATCACCTCGGCCAGCTTGTCCTCGAAGCGCGTGATGTTGCCTGAGACGTCTACCTCGTTGATCTCCATCGACCCGACGTCGCCGATCTGGATGATGATCTTGCGCACCAGGTCGTCCTTGATGCCCATTGGGATGCTCAGGTAGATGGGCATCTGGAAGGAGAGCGACCACTGGATGATCCTACGGTCGTTGCCAGACGGGTAGTTCTCCTCGTTGGAGATGTCCATCAGCTCGACGCGCGTCAGCTTCGTCCAGTCAAACGGCCCGTCCGACTTCTGGATCTGGATGTCCGGGTTGAAGAGCACCAGCACCTGCTCGAGGATCTGGTGCAGCTGGTCGGTGTTCGACGTGTAGATGGTGAGCTCGATGGTGGCATCGTATGGCACCGGCATCGCGCGCTTCACCACCGTCAGGTCGTTCGGGAAGACACCGCCCACCGGCATGGTGACCTGTTGGTGCAGGATGCCTGGGGTGCGGCGGCGCTCAGGTGCCAGCGCAAGGGTCTGCAGGTGCACCGCCATCGTCGGCAGGCTGAAGACGCGGTTGGTCGTGTTGCCGGCCATCACCGCCGCGACGACGCGGTCCTTGTGGCCGATGACGATAGGCACCGTGATGAACTGAGCCTCATCGCACTCGCCCTTGCCGGTCTTGACGCGCAGGCCGTAGAAGATGCTGCAGAACTGCAGCATGTAGCTGCGGAGCTGGTTTTCGTAGAAGAAGTAGTTGATCATGGTAGGCTATTTACAGCCGCTCCAGCGTAACCTCTATCATGGAATCCTCCTGCCGTAGCGCTGCTTGTCCCATTCATCCCATTCCGGTGGTGACTTGGCACCGAAGCGCAGGTAGATGAGGATGGGTCCGGTTGCTCCTTCGTGGGGGTAGTTCTGCTTCACCCCGGCATCCATCACCTTCACCTCAGGCTCGTCGACCGTCACATCCACCAGCTGCTTCGACAGCTCCGCCTTGAGAGCCTTCGGTAGCAGCTTGATGACGAGGTCCATGTCGCTCCGCTTCCGGCGTACCGTCACCCGCATCGCTACGTTCTCCAGTGACCATGGAGTTGACCGAGTGTAGAAGACGTCTGACAGCGTGGAGCTTCTGCTACCGAACGCGCTTCCTGCCTTGAAGGAGTTGGCGGGTATCTTGAAGATGCGCGAGAGCGCTGGGATGACGTTGTTGTAGAAGTGAGCGAGCTGGCGGTCGTTGGCAGTTGGGTGGTTGCCGAAGTTGTACCACCCGTTCTTGAGCGTCCCGCTCTCTAGCAGCTGACTGACCTTCATAGAGGCTCACTTTCTGCCCGCAGCTTGATGTAGCGGTTTGGCGGTGCACCCATGACCACATGTGTCATCCGTATCTCCACGTCCTCACCTAGGAGCTTGCGTAGCTGCGCCTTCAGGTCCTTGGCGAGCATGCTGCCGCTGAACTGCGCTGAGGGCTCGTCCATGTCACCCACATCGACGACGAAGATGTCGGTGACGTATGTCCTGACGGCTGCCCTGATCTGGTTGTGGCTGATCTCGGCATCAGGTAGCTTGAGGAGCTTCGCCATCCGGTACATCGCGTCCTGGGCGTGCTTGCCGGTGATGTGGGCGATGTGGGCCGTGGTAAGCCCTTCGCCTAGGAACTCCTTGAAGGTGGTCATGGTGTGGACATGATGTCGATGTCGAGCATGTCGCCTTGTGTCTCTGGTGTCTTGCGTCGCCTAACCGCTGCCAGAAACTCGTCATCGCCGTTATAGAACTCTCGGTGCTTGCCGCGCACATTGGCGGTGCCAGGCCTACCAA